CGTTAATGGTGCATTCCAAAGTACGTGCCGCAAAGGTACGCACTTTAGACACAAATCTTCTTGCCTTAATTCGATCCCATCTCACGGAAACGTGAGGTAGATCTGATTTAAACAGGAGATTCATAATTGTATCAGAATCACCTACTGATAGGCAGGCGAGCTCAGCGTAGAACTCTTCTGATTTTACACTTGATCGGATAACCGACTCAAGGTATAACCAGAAACTCGGGGACGCAAATAAGGTCAAGGCCCCAAAAAGGTCTTGAGTAAGAGTCTTAGAAGCTGAAATACGGATAGCATTTCGATAGAAATACTGCTCCTCTTTCACTGCAGATAAGACTGCCTTATGAGCGTTATCGAGGGACATGCGAATAGCATTGTCTTTCAATCCCCAAATAAAACCCGCGGGGTCTATAAGCTCTACTCCGGCTATCCAGCTCAATGTTTCGACATCCAGTTGGCGAAGAGATAGAAGACGACCTCGCACACCTTCTGCGGCAAGAACTATTGATATACGTTTACATTTAAATGGAAACGTTCTCAAATAGTTCTTGAATGCATCAGATGAGGAGATTATTCCTCTTTGGTCAAGCTCTAGAAAGAGAGTTGCTGACATAATCGGACGTCTACAGGTCGCAAGGATATTCCCTGGACCTATAGGTGACACATCATGTGTGACAGTTCGAAGTCTCTTAGCAAACTCTACTAAATTAGTTGAAACAACTGATTTAGATAGGTTGATCGAAACCCCTAATGCCTTCATGATAAGGAGATACTCATTCGCTACACCACTATGTCTAATAACAATATCGTCACCTAAGACAGCGTAGGAATTAAAATCTTTAATTCCTGCACGTCTAGCTGCAACTTGTACTAGGATGTGATGAGTTAGAGCGAGCATAGCCCAAGAAGAGTAAGCACCCATTGGTTGCCCAACAGAATACTTAACTTCTGTATCACGGTACTTCCAAGTTATATCAAGAAGCTCCTTCCAGATCTGACCCTCTCTTTTACCACTGATTTGATTCAAAATATCAATCTGAACATCCAGAGGTAGACGGTCTGTAGCTGCGGACAAGTCGTAACAGTAAAACTTTTCATTACTAGTGATAGATAATAATCTATCAAGAGGTTTTGATTGGTTAAATGTTCCATCTGTCTCTAAACTTGACAGAAATCTAAAAATAGATTCATGTAAAGGAAGAAGACAAAGTTGGATCCACCAGTTTGTTATTGCAACAACTCTGGC